CTGGTGACTTTGATGTTAGTACCTATGCGTGGCTAGAGGGTGCTGGGTTACTAGGTAATAAAGATTTAGAAACCTACTATAGAGATGTTTTAGTGTCTAGAGATAAGCAGGCTTACTACGATATAGCCAAAGATGAAAAGGCTTTCCTTGCTACATCTGGTGATACCATGTTGCGTAAGGCTATGATTGCAAACTCTACTAGAAAGCGTAATGCATTAAAGGCTAGCAACCCATTATTAGAAGCAGCCCTTACTGGTGGCGGTAATGAAGTTGGTAGTGAGTTAGCAATGTTAACCAGCGTAGAGCAAATTTTAATAGACAATAAAATTACCGTAGATGCTGGTACTAAACAAAGAATGGCTATGGTAACTTCAAGATTAAGACAATTTGTTTCCCTTGCCAACGACCCATCAAAGAGAGAACTATCTAACTTTTCTCAAATTAAAAGAGAAATGAAAGAAGATATTAAGGCTTTGATTGATGACTTACAGACTGGAGACCCAATTTTGAAAGAAGCAAACAGGGCTGTATTCAGGGCTATCCTTGATTTCTACTCCCGTGATACTTACACAGCAAGGGAGAGATTCTAATGTCAATGAGTGGTTTCGGGTTTTCAAAACCTCCTAAAAAAACTAATACACAAATAATACAAGAGCAAATAGATAAACTTAATAAAAAACTTACTGCCTTTAATGGTCCTGATGCAAGAGTTAAAAAATATGCTGTAGGTAGTTCTGAATATAATACAGCAGTAGCCGAGGCTAAAAAATTAAGAGATGATATTGGTGACCTTAATAGAAGATTGGCTGCATCTAAAAGGATTACAGTCCAAGAGGCTTTGCAAAAAGCAAGGGATTCTGGCAATAGCGATGAAGTAAGTAGAAGAACAGAAGAACTTGCTGCAATAAATGCAATTGAGAATAATCCTGGTGACCCTAAAATTCTTGGACCTCAATTTGTAGAGGGCGATGATTTAGGTAATGCTATCAGAGAAGCAGGATTAATTGTAGATACTGACCCTGATAGTGGTAAAAGTGTAATTAGGTCTAATTCACAATCTTGGAAAAATGCTGGTCAAGAACATCTTTTTTGGGTAGGTAAAAATAAAGAATACCAAACTGGTGCTGGGGTAACTACCGATGTGCAAGTTTCTGCTGGTTACAATGAACTAGAACAAAAAATTCTTAAGGATGCACAAAGACAACCTGGTGGGATACAGGCTTTATTTGACAGAATGTTTAAAGCAGGATTAATTTCAAGAGAAACTTACAATTCAAAATCAACAACAAATAATGATTTTACTTCTAACTTATTGTATGCATTACGTGAGTTTAGCAAAAAGACAGTTCGTGATTATGAACTTACTGGTGTTAAAAACCCAATGTCATTTGATGAATATCTTGACAAAGAGTTTACTCCAGAAGGTCCAAGGGTAAGTTACGATTCAGTAACTACCACTCGTGATACTGCAGCATCTGACTTAGATAGATTCTTTATGCAGTATCTTGGCAATGGTGCTAGTAAACAACAACATGATGAGTATTATAAACAACTAAGAGCCTTAGAAAAGAAGGCTATTGTAACTAGAACATCAACTGGAACTAGCCAAAATACTGCTGGTGAGTTTATTGATGACTTAGATAAAGCAGAGTTAATGCGTAAGGTTGCTGGTAAAGCCCTTGAAGGTACTGATATTGATACCGTATTAAAAGGTGGTGCTGGCGCAGCCCAGGCTGTTAACGAGGTAATATCCTATGCTCGTTCATATGGTGTAAATATTAATAACAAGGATGCTTTAAATTATGTAGCCAATGAATTAAAACTAGGGCAAGGTGATTTAAAGAAAGTCAACGCAAAGATATTGGCTATATCAAAGGCTACCTATAGTAATTTATCTGATGTACTTACAGAAGATGTTAACTTAAAAGAACTATCTAGTAATTACATTTACAATATGGGAAGAATATTAGAGATAAACCCAGATTCAATTGATGCATTAGACCCAACAATTCAAACAGCACTTAAGAACAATGGAAACAAGGGAACAATGAACTTAACTGATTTTGATAGAATGTTACGTAATGACCCACGTTGGGCTAAGACAACTAACGCTAGAGAAGAAGCATCTAAGTATGCTTTAGAGGTCCTTAAGGACTTCGGATTGATGGCATAATGGCACCCAAGAAACCAGCAGCCCCTAAGATTCCAGCAGTTATTGCTAAACCTTCAGCCCCTGCAACAAAGTCATCAGGTGGTTTTGGCGGTGCAGGCTTTGCTAATTTATCTAAAGCAGCGACTAAATTTGCGGCCAAACCTGCAAGCCAACCAAAGGTTGGAAAAAAAACTGGACCTACAAATAAATTTATTCCTGGGGATACACCACCAAAAGTAGTTACTGATGTAGTTACAGAAGAAGAAGAAGTTAAAACTGGTGGTGAAGATGCAGGTCTTGCCTATGCGAAAATGCAAGATGAGAAAGCAAGAAAAGATGCTTTCGAAATACTTAAGGATGTATTTACTTCCTATGGTTTAGATACTCTAGCCAGTGAAATTGAAAGTTATATGAAAGAAGGCATTGGAACTGGAGAAGCCACTCTTAGATTAAAAAAATCTCAACCATATAAAGATAGATTTAAGGGTAATGAACTACGTCTTGCTGCAGGTAGAAATGTTATTAACGAAGCAGAGTATTTAGACTTAGAAAATAGTTATTCACAAACTTTAAAAGCATATGGTTTGCAAGATTACTTTGGAGTAGGTGTAACTCCTACCCAGCGTTTAGCCCGTCAACAAGCAATGGCAGAAGTAATTGGTGCTGATATATCTGCTGTTGAATTTAAAGACAGAGTATCTACCTCAGTAGATAGAGTTAAAATGGCTGACCCAGGAACAAAGAAAGCCTTTCAAGATTTTTATGGGATTGGTGAAGTAGACCTTGTTAAGTACTTCTTGAATCCAACTCAAACATTAGTCACCCTTAAAGAGAAAGCAACTGCTGCAGAAATTGGTGGTGCTGCAATTGGGCAGAACTTACCAGCAACTATGGCAAGCGCTGAAGAACTTGCTAGATTTGGTATTAATAGGGAACAAGCACAGGCTGGTTACTCAACCATTGCACAAGAGTTACCTACTGCTGCTAAGTTAGGTCAGATTTATAATGAAGAAGGAATTACATACGGGCAGACTGAGGCAGAGCAAGCAACCTTTAAAGGACTAGCATCTGCTAAGCGAAAGAAAGAAAGATTAGTAGAAAAAGAAACAGCATCATTCCAAGGTTCATCAGGAGTAGGTGCAGCAGGACTGTCAACTACATACTTGCGTAGAGGTTCCTCAGCAGGTCAGTTCTAAATAGATTCCCCACACGGATAGACCAGCCCCGTGGGGTGTATAAGTCTGGTAGCAAGAGCCAACCAATTTCCCCGAATTGACTTGTGGCTTGCGACTAATCAACGAATAGAAGGGTGGGTTGCTATGAGCAACAACTACTGGGAAGACGAAGACGAAGACCAAGATAACGATACACCTCTGCAAGGTGATGACTTAGTTAAAAGACTAAGAAAAGCCAAACGTGCAGATGAGAAACGTATCAAGGAACTTACTGAGCAACTTGAGGGATTGTCCAAGGTGCAGCGTGAGAGAACCGTCAAAGAAGTCCTAGAAAAGAAGGGCGTTAATCTAAAGGCACAACGCTTAATTATGAAAGACTTAGAAGACATTAGTGAAGAGTCAGTTAATACTTGGCTTGAAGAAAATGCTGATTTGTTTGGATTAAAAATTGCGGAGCCTGCGAATCCTGAACAAGAACTTAATCGAGCAGCCTTACGGCAGCAAGATGTTCTTACTCAGAACACATTAACCCCTGAACGTACAGAGGATTTGGAAACAAAGATATCTAATGCACAATCTGCAGATGAAATTCTTGCCATCCTCCGTGCAAATCAATAATTAATCCATAGTAATTCTAATCACCTTGGAGGTGACAAATGCCTAATGCATACACAGGAGTAGGTTCGGCCACACTTGGCGGAACCGCTGGTGGTGCAGGTCTTGTCCAACAAGCATATGACCGCTTATTGGAGTTTGCTCTCCGTTCTGAACCACTAATTCGTTCAGTCGCAGATAAAACACCTGCCCGTCAATCAATACCAGGCTCAACCGTTGTTCTACAACGTTACGTTGACTTGGCTCAAAGCACTGCTACTCTGGCAGAAACAACTGACCCAGATGCAGTAGCACTATCTACACCAACAACAGTTGCTATTACTCTTAATGAGTACGGTAACTCAGTGTTGGTAACACGTGCGTTGGAACTATTCAGCCTTGCTGATGTAGACCCAGCAATCGCAAATATTATCGCTTACAACCTAGCAGATTCAATTGATGCAGTAGCAATGGAGACATTGCGTGCTGGAACAAACGTAATCTATTCAGGTAACACAGCAACATCTACAGCAACAATCGCTGCAGCAGCAACAATTGACTCAGCAGACATCCGTAGGGCTGTCGCTAAGTTACGTTCTGCTAAGGCTGTTGCACGTAAGGGTGCGTTATACTGGGCTGGTATTCACCCAGAAGTATCACATGACCTACGTGCTGAGTCCTCTTCAGGACAAGGCTGGCTACTTCCTAACCAATACGGTTCATCACAGGACCGCATCTGGGCAGGAGAAATTGGTAACTACGAAGGTGCATTCTATATTGAGTCACCACGTCTTTACTCAGCCAAAGATGGTGCAGACCAAACTGCTCTTACTACTGCTGCTGCAGTTAGCGGAGTATCTGGAGCATTTACAATCGTGGCAGCAAATGGTGCTTTTGGTGGTCGTGCTGAGGTCGGAGATAAAATCTCTGGAACCAACGTGGGCACTGGAGCAAAGATTACTGCTATCTCAGTAGGTGCAACTAATACTACATTCACTGTTAGCGTTGCTAACTCAGGTACTGTTGGAACTAATACTCTAACTGTAACTCCTGTTACACGTAACTTCCGCACAATTATCTGCGGTTCACAGGCTATGGCACAAGCCGTTGCTGAGGAGCCACATGTAGTTATCGGACCAGTAGTTGACAAGTTAATGCGTCATCGCCCAATGGGTTGGTATGGCGTACTTGGCTTTGCTCGCTATCGTGAAGAAGCACTATATCGAATCGAATCAGGTTCATCAATCGCTGCTCTTTAGTAGCAATGAGGGGTAGGGCTTATACCCTGCCCCTCTCTTAATAAAGGACTTAAATGACTACATATGTTTTTGATACACCAATAGTTAGAGAAGGTCCAGCGGGTGGACACCGCTTGTTTTACTTTTATAAATTAAATCGTGGGATAACTATTATTCGTGATAACGGTACATATAAACAAGTACGTTACCTAGTAGATGAAGACTTACAGAATTACCAAGAAGTTTATCTTGGAGGACATCGTTATATAGTTGATGAAGATACTAAGGCAAGATTAATAGCAGGCAATGTTGGAGTTACAGAGGCTAATTTTACAGCACAGTAGGGGAGCAATATGGAGTGCGACCATAAAAGTAAAGTTCTTGATTGGGCATATGAATTAAAAGATGGTCAGATGAATCAGTATGTATCCTTATATGGATGTACTGAGTGTGATGCTACATCACCTAAACCATTTCCAAGTAAAGAAGAAGTTATTACAATAGACCATAGTAATTGTCATATAGACCCTTGCTTTGGATGCAAGGCTAAAGGATTACAGTTAAGCACAGGCGATGCCAATGGTAGAGCCGCTATGCCAAGGCGTAAGTGGGAGGGCGAACTAGAAGCCTATAGGAATGCTCGTAGACAGGGTATTCAACCAGCAGGAACTACTATGGAAAAGATAGTTGCTGCAGAGAAAGCATCAGAGAATTTGGGTAGGGCATATAATGCTGAGAAAGACCCAAATGCAAAACAAATAAATAAAAAAACCGCAAAGGTTATGACAGAAATAGGAGCATGATATGCCAATGGTAGACGGAAAGAAATTCCCATACACATCAAAGGGTAAGGCAATGGCTAAGAAAGCCGCTAAGAAAGTTGACAAGAAGATGGTCATGAAAAAGATGGCTATGAAAAAAATGGGTAAGAAGAAGTAATATGGCAAAACCACCTCAACTTAAATCAAACTCTAAGTTAAAAGGTCAAGATGCCCTTAAGGCATTTCAAAAACAAATATCTCCAAAGGGTGTTGCTGCAGCAGAGGCTGCTGCTAAGAAGGCACTTGAGGAAAAATATCCAGGAATGTTTATACCTGAAACACGGACAAAGGCTGGAGTAAAAAAGGTTGGAAAGAAATGAAAGCCAAAAAGGGAATGGGCTTCAAAGCAGCCCAGAAACAGATTGCGAAAAAGCAAGGAATCTCTATGGCAGGTGCTGGAGCAATCTTGGCTGCGGGTGCTAGGAAAGCCAGTAAGGCTGCAAAGAAAAAGAATCCAAACCTATTAAAGGTTAAAGGTAAGAAAAAATAATGGCATCATCTGGTAGTTACAAACGCCATGATGGTTTTAATCCAGTTCAAATTAAAGACGGCCTAGTGGTTCGTATGGGTAAAAACGGAATCATTAGGTCTGTTCTTGGAAAGTATGGGGAGTATGGCAAAGAGTCCAGCGTGGACACGAAAAGAGGGTAAGAACCCTAAAGGTGGTTTGAACGCCAAAGGTAGGGCATCTGCTAGAGCACAAGGTATGAATCTTAAAGCACCAGTTAAGGCTGGCGAGGCTAAGAGGTCGCCCAAGTCTGCTGCTAGACGTAAATCTTTTTGTGGTCGTATGTGCGGTATGAAGGCTAAGTTAACCTCTGCTAAGACAGCAAGAGACCCAAATTCTAGAATTAATAAATCACTTCGTGCTTGGGATTGTAGTTGCAGATGAAAAAGAAAACTAAATCTAAAGTTAATGAGGCTGGTAACTATACAAAGCCTGGTATGAGAGCAGCATTGTTTAAGAAGATTAAGGCTGGTTCTAAGGGCGGAGACCCAGGGGAATGGTCAGCACGTAAAGCACAACTACTTGCTGTGCAATATAAGAAGGCTGGCGGAGGATACAAGTAATGGCACTTGCTAAATCTCAGAAGTCTTTAAAGGATTGGACTGCACAGAAGTGGAAAACTTCTGATGGTAAACCATCTAAGGGCAAGAAAAGATATCTACCTGAGAAAGCGTGGGCTGCATT